TTTAATACAAGCTTCTCAAAAACCTCATTTTTTCTTAAATCCAACTAAGAATACTGGAGGTGAGCTGTGTATGCCTTTTTTCTGGAATCAGAATTATCTTTCTTTGTCTGATCAGCAATATAACGACATGGGTGAGATTACTGTTAAATCGTTTTCCAATTTGAGACATGCAAATGGTGGCGATGATCCTGTTACTATTACAATTTATTTGTGGGCTGAGGATGTTGTTTTGACGATGCCTACTCAATATCAAGTGCCACTTTCGGCACCTTTGAAATCCCAAGCCGGAAAAAGGAGTCTTAGCCAGAAGAACAAGAAAAATTCTATTACAACTAATGATGAGTATGGCACAGGAATTATATCTAAGCCTGCAGCGTTAGTTGCCAAAGCGGCTGGTGTTTTGTCAGAAATGCCAATTATTCGCCCGTATGCGTTAGCCACTCAGATGGTTGCGGAGAAGGTTGGTGAAGTTGCGAAAATCTTCGGGTATTCCAGGCCTTCGGTTGTGTCTGATATTCAATTGTATAAACCCAATCCCACGGGCAATCTTGCGAATGTAGATGCTGCTGATGCAGTTCATAAATTGACATTGGACAGCAAAGCCGAGCTTACCATTGATACGCGAGTTGCTGGGCTTGATGGTGTTGATCAGATGGGCATTGTAGATATAGCTCAAAGAGAATCATATTTGACGACATTTGCATGGTCGCCTACCATGAGTGCGGACGATTTGCTTTTTAATGTCCGCGTTACGCCAATGCTGTTTGATTTTCTTGGTGTTGGTGGGGAAATTCATCCAACACCAATGTCGATGCTTGCGCAATGTTTCGATACGTGGAATGGCTCGATTAAGTTTAGATTCCAGATTGTTAAGTCTGACTTTCATAAGGGAAGGATTTTAGCTCGTTTTGACCCTAACTTTCACAGTGGTAATGTCGAATATAACATTAATTATAGTCGTGTTATTGATATCGCTGAGGAAGATGATTTCGAGATTGTAGTAGGTTGGGCTCAATCAGAGAAGTGGTTGAAGTGTGGATCGTTAGCTACTACTTCACGTAATTTTAGTGATATTGGACGTTTAAATTATGTGACCAGCGAGCATAATGGAATCCTTGAGCTCAATGTTTTGAATGAGTTGGTGAGTCCTGGCGAAGATAGTACTATTTCAGTTAATGTGTTTGTGTCTATGTGTGAAGATGCGAAATTTGCAGCCCCTAATAATTCAAAGCTCAATAATCTTCACCTTTTTGCACCTCCTCCCGTAGCGGCACAGGCTTTGTCAGCCGAAGAAGAGAAGCCTGTTGGGCCTGAATCTGAAACGGTTGAAGTGTTGGAATCGCAAAGTGGTATGTTGGATGGTACTGAAAATCCAACTAATCCGATGAGTGATAGGCCCACTGGAACATCATCCGTTCAACCAATTGGCTCTGAAGGTGAGCAGGCGGATCAGACATATACCGTTTGGTACGGTGATCCTCCTACTTCTATTAGAGAATTGTGTAAGCGGTATGTTATGACTAGGTATTGGGTTACGCCTTTGCCTGGTGGTGGAAGACAAAGTGTTAATGTTCTGACTAATAAAGATGCTCCTTATCAGACTGGTTATGATCCTGAGGGGATAGATTTGAGTCAAGTTGATGGTACTACTCCATTGTCTGTTGTTAATAAAGATTTTGCATCTTGGTGGTCTCCGTGTTATGCGGGAGTGCGAGGAGCGCGGCGCAAGAAATATTTGTTTGCAAACGTATCTGATACCACTGCTAGTGTTGTTCGCGGAAATTTTGTGGGTGCCAATAATGGTAAGATGCAAACATCTGTTGTTACATATAGTCTTCCTAGCGAATTTTTATCTAAGTTTGGTACAAAGAAGTATAATACATCTTCTGGTGCTGGAGCATCTACCACTAATTGTTCCATTAACAACACAATTGAGGTCGAATTGCCATTTTATGCTACAGATCGTTTTAGAAGTGCGCGCAATGTGCGAGCGCAGTCTTTGCCTTCTAATAGTCATACCGTTACCACACAGAGTACGCGTTTGGATTCATCTTATGCCACTATTTCTTCTAACCGCGCAGAATTTCAGCAGTGGGACGCTGTAGGCGAAGATTTTACACTTATGTTCTTTACGGGAGCTCCAATTTTGTATAATTACGAAATTACGGAGAATTCGTAGGATTTGAGTATAGGTTTTTATAGTTTTACCCTTAAATTAAAATTATACGGTTTTTTAATGATTTTACCGATTAATGAAAATTATTTTGATACTTTGTATGTGCACCATGGCAATGCAAAGGAATCTATCCGGTGGCCGGATAGTGCGTGTGTAGCAACACGTGAGACGAATTGACACAATTGTGTTGGTCTGGGTTTTTCCTGGAGGCGTTCGTCTCTAGGTTTACCAGGCCACACATTTAAGAGTCAGATGGTCTCGAAGTACTTAGCCACTTTGTTTTTGTGAAATATTTTTTCAAAGCAGAGGGGTAGTGCACTAAGAAGTACGTGAGTACTTTGAGGCCTCTTCTGC